CAAGTTGATGGAAAGTTCTACATTGGAAGCGCTATAAGTTTTAGAAAAAGATGGAATGCACATAGAAGTGGTCTAAAAAGAAAAATGTCTGAGTCTATACGAAAGAGGAATCTGGAGAAAAAACAATGTTGCTAAAAGATTTGACCCCGGATTTTTTGCGCTCCGTCTGGCTGTGGAAGATTCCTCTCGAATACGACAATGATAGATTGTCCGACGAGGCTCTACAATTCTACATTGATTCTGCAATAAGTAGAGCAGAGATACTTCTAAACATCGACATAAAGAAAAAGACATACGAGCATGAGACATACGATTATCGATTAGAAGAATGGATGTGTGGTTACGGATACATAACGCTCAATCATAGACCAGCCATTGAAGTGACTCACATGTCTCTCAATGTCATAACTTCTGAGATAACTATACCTCCTGAGTGGATTCAGTTGAAAAAGAAAGCAGCTCAGATAAACTTGATTCCCTACTATGGAATACTAGCAAGTGCCAACATAGCAAACAATCTTCTGTTATTCATGCCTTTGATGCAGTCGACGACGTATGTACCTCAGATTCTTAGGGTATCTTATTCGGCGGGATACTGTGATACTGACTGCATTCCTGATTTATTGGGTTATCTAATCGGCATGAATGCTACGATTGGAGTTTTAAATGTACTTGGTGAAATAGCTCTCGGTGGTCAAGCAGGTTTGGCGGGCTATTCTATCGGAATAGATGGATTATCTCAATCTGTAAGCACTACGGCATCTGCTGAAAACGCTGCTTATTCTGGACGTATTAGGCAAATGGAACGTGAGATGGAGGAGGTTGTCAAATCGTTGAGACAGTACTTCTATGGTTTGAGCCTGACGGCATGCTAATTTATAAAACGACAAATTTAATTGATAGAAAAATTTATATAGGCAAATATGAGGGGACAAGAGAATCATATTTAGGTTCAGGAATTTATTTAAAAAGAGCCATATTAAAATACGGCATAGAGAATTTTAAAAGAGAAAATATAGACACAGCTAGTTCTAGAGACGAATTAAATAATAAAGAGAAATATTGGATTTCTTTTTACAATTCAAGAGATCCTAATATAGGATATAATATTTCAAAAGGTGGCGATGGATTTAATTCTAAACATTCTGAAGAATCTAAAGCTAAAATAGGCTCGTTTCATAGAGGTAAAACACGTTCTGAAGAAGATCGCCGTAAAATAAGTGATGGCAGAAAAGGAATGAAATTTTCCGACGATCATCGCCGCAATATGTCTGAATCTAAAAGAGGAAAGATGATTGGGAAAAATAATCCGTTTTATGGAAAAAGACATTCAGAAGAATCAAAATTAAAAATGTCAAAATCTTTGCAAGGTAGAGAAGGATGCATGAAGGGTAAGAAACATACAGAAGAATCAAAAATAAAGATGTCTATTTCTAGAAAAGGTAAAGAATCTCATATGAAAGGAAGAAAACTTTCATTAGAGACAAGAAATAAAATAAGTGAATCTCAAATTGGAAGAATTCCTTGGAATAAAGGAAAAAATATTTCAGAAGAACAAAAAAGAAAAATAAGTGAAACATTAAAAAACAAGAGAGTTGAATATGTGTGCTCTCAATAGGAATACGCCAAGAGGAGGCGCCAGGATTCAGTTTGATCCTCTAAAAATTGATTATTCGACTAAAGCTGCCATTGGTCTTATACAGAAATACGGTGCTCTTTATGATTGGCATCAAGCGCTAGTATGTCCATGCACACTTCAAACTCAGAAAAATGATTTGAAGTTTAGACAGATAACATGTGCACTTTGCAATGGAACAGGATGGACGTTTGTATTCAATAAGGAAATAAGAATAGTCTCTTCATCTACACGTAGAGAAGAACAAACGACTACTTATAGAACTCCCGTTCCTGGTCTATTGAGCAACATTTATGTAAACATGACTTGTGAACCAGAAAATAAAGTAAACATTCGCGATAGAGTTGTTTTCAAAGAGTCTATAACATTTAGAAGTGAGGCGGCCATTTTCGACCCCTCTAAAACAACTTATAGTTTTACTTTTCCAATCGTGGAACTTCTTCGAGTAATAGATGAAGATGGAAAATCTTACGATTGTACAAATCTTCGGGTTGACATGAGACAAGTAGATTCTAATACGGATGGAAAACTGGTTTGGTCAGAAAGCAGTTGCAGACCAGCTACTGGAAAATCATTTAGCATTCTTTATGCGTATTATCCAACGTATGATGTTATCACTGCCGCTCACGAAATAAGAGGTTTTGTAGCAGGAAAACCAGCCACTGAAGGCGGAGTACAGGCCTATGAAGACCTCCCTAGACTATTCACAGCAAAGCTGGTTATCCCAGATGCTTATTTGTTTTGAGGATAAAAATGAAAAATAGAATCATACCTCCTCTTTATTTTGAAGACTTATCGAAGACTAGAACAGCAAGAAAGTATTTTCAGGCTAATCGAGTTGCAAGAGCAAAGGGAACTTTCGATCCAATGACAGAATACTATGATGCTCGCGCTGATGCTTCAGACACTAAAGGAAATCCTTCTTGGCCTGAAGATAATAAAAAAATAAAAGAATACAGAGAAAACAACTCTATGGATGATAATCTAAATAAAGATAGAATTGTTAGAACGACTACTCCCGAAGAAGATGCTGAAGTTAAGCAAGCTATTGAGCGTCGTAAGGCTTGGGACAAGAAACGTTCTGGTGACTATGGAAAATATAAAAAACTTTTATCGGAAGGTGCTAAAGAAATGAAAAGATCTTATACAATCGATGAAATGACGGCCGCTACAATGCTAAAGGGTCATCCAGATGCTCAGGCTATTCTCGATGAGTTGAACAAGGGAAAGAAAGCCAAGAACGAATCAGGTCAAGAATTCCAGGATGGCTCAGAAGATACTATAGGTTCTGAGGGTCACGAATCAAACGTCCGCTCGGTTGATCATGTAACTGGTTCAGGTGGAAATCCTGGAGTTACCACAAAGAGAGCCTCAATGGAAGATGGAGATCTTGAAAAGTCCGACAATCTTACCGACAATCTCCCTGAAGAATTTGAAGACGAGATGGAAACAGATGAGGAAAGACTTCCTGATGCAGGAAAGTCCCTCGATGATCAGATTGTAAACTTCTTGGCTAAAAGCTGGGGAGATGAAACTATTGATAAAGCACTCATTGGTGGGAGAAATCTTGACCCCGGTCAGACTGCCAAGGTTCATGCAGAGCCAGCAGGTCACACAGGTGGAGTGAAAGACCCTGCAATGCTAAAAAGAGCCGCAGAAGAAAAAGAAAAAATGAAGGCGAATGCTCTAAAGAGATTCTCAGGAACAACTTCTCAAGTAAAATCAGAAAACGATTTCGACATAGAAAAATCTGAAGGAGATACACAAATGTCTAAGGAATGGTCAATGGAATTCTCAAAGTCAGTTCTAGAAAACATGGGTCTTGAAAAGGGCTCGCCAGATAAATCAGCTAAGATTGATGGTCAGAAAGTTCGCCAGATTTCTTATGAGTCTGAGCCAGAAACTCGTGTTCACAAGAAGGGTGCCGAAGGAAAGCCAGAAAAGGATGACTCAAAGAGATACGTCTATAAGAAGAAGACAGATGAGATTCAGGCTCGTGAACGAAACAAGGAAACTGGAAAGATGGAAGACAAGGGAAAGCCCGTCTCTATTGGCGACCAGGAAAAGCTCCGTTCAATGAAGTCTCAGATTGCAGAACTCTATAAGTCTCTAGAGGAACTTCTTGACGAGGAATAATAAAATGAGTAAATCAAACATTGAAAAAGTCGCAGACCTCAACAAAGCATTTGATGTCTATAGAGACATGGTTTCTCTAGCTAAAGGACGTCTCCGTGCAGGCGAAACACCTGCATACAAGCTGCGACAACAAGCAAAAGCTTCTGGAAGTGATGGAGAAGAAGTTGTCGATGTCACTAAAGTCCAGACGATGAGCAATCCAGGTCCCACAGAAAAAGAACACTATGAGCGAACAAAAGGGGGTTCTGTTTCTAATCTAAAGAAACTCGCTGAAAGTAAAGACCCTCATGATAGAAAAGCTGCTGAAAGAGGACTAGCTCGACATAAAGAGGACTAAGATGAATAAATCGATTATAGATAATCTTATAAATAAAGCAAAGGGCGATGTAAATCCTCGCCAGATGTCTAATAAGCAGATAGATGATGAACTTTCTGCTGCTTGGAAAAACGAAAAGAAACCTCGGTCTGGAGTCATGGCAGAGGATGAACGTAGAGCGAAGCAGGTCGAGCGCGGAACAAGAAAATCTGTTGAAAGTAGTACTAAGAAAACAGACGACAATAAGATCACTTGGCGCGACAAGGAACAAAAACCTTTCAAGCCTGGAATGCCGACTAAAACGAAAACTGTTCCCACTAAGAAATCTGAAGAATCAAATTTAGCGAAATCCATTGATGCTCTACTGGAAAAGTCTCGTTATCGTGGTCAAGCTGCGGGACATGGTCAAGTGAAAACTACTTCTGGTTCTTCTTTGTCTGAAGAACAGAAAAAGAAGATTATAGAGAGTAATAAAGAAGGTCAAAAGAAGACTGAACAAAGATTAAATCCTTATAGACCTGATTATAGTCTAGGCGCACAAAAATTGTATAGAGAACAGTCAGAAAAGTCAGTTGAATCAGAAGTAAAACTTCCTGATCATCTTATTCCTATTTCTAAAGAAGAAGGTGATCGAATAAAAAAAGAAGGAAAAGAAGCTGCGGAAAACTTTGTTATTAGAGAACATCTAAAGGATATTAGAAGAAACTATCCAGAATTGCGAAATAAATCTCTTGACGAACGAACAGTAGACCTCGTCAAAGGGCTGTTGGAGCCTGAAGCTCGTGCGTATTTTGAATCAACTCGGGGTGTAAAAAATCCTCGACAAGAAACGAAAGCTTCTAGACCTTCTAATAAAGACTTGATAAAACGAGCTGAAAAAGAAGGAAAAGACGCTTACTATTATACTGGCAAACCAGGTGAGGCTTCCGAAAAGTCAGTGAGTCCCTTCAGAGGAAAAGTAGAGCAGGGAGAATGGGAACGTCGAGCTAAAGAGGTCGACACAAAGAGAGAAATGGAAGAAGGAAAAAAGAAGAAACTCTCTCAGGGTGGTCCTGGCGGAAAAGCTGTTGTCTGGGGAATGAAATCTATGGATGACAGAACTATTGACCACATTGAAAAGTCCGACAAGATAGCCAGAGTTTCTGGAGGTTATCCCGCTGAAACATCTAGAGAAAAGAACATCACTCCAAGAAAATCAGATGATGTCCGCTCTAGAGTTGCTGAAGACCTGGAACGTCGAGCTTCTTCAAAGATAGATTCGGTTGAAATAAGTCATAGAAAATCAGTGCTCGATACTTGGAAAAAAGGCTGTTCTTTTGTAACAATAGGAAAAGCAGTTGAGATTCAGGGTGGAGAAAAAGCGACCTTAGTGAAAGATGATGACGACGATGGAGCAGAATAAAGAGTGATTTGCTGCATTTATGAAATAATAAACTTAGGAAACAATAAATTTTATGTCGGTCGAACTATAGATTTTAAAAGAAGGCAGTCGGAACACATAAGAGATTTAAAGAAACAGCGTCATCATAGCGATTATCTTCAAAGAGCCTGGAATAAATACGGAGAAGAGAACTTCTCATTTGAAGTCATAGAAGAAGTTCTAGATAAATCAAAACTTATTGAAAGAGAACAACACTATCTAGACACTTTGAAACCAGAGTACAACATTTGTAAGGATGCGAAAGGTGGTTTGATAGAGTTTTCTTCTAATTCTAAAAATAAAATTAGTTATTCTTTAAAAGAAAGATTTAAAAATAAAGAAAATCATCCCATGTATGGGAAAATAAGACCCGAAGAGACTAAACAGAAAATACGAAAAAATTTGATGGGATTTAAACATTCTAAAGAGTCTAAAAATAGAATGAGCTTGTCGAGAAAAGGAATTAAAAGACCTAAGCACAGCATTAGAATGAAGGGACAAGGAAATTCTATGTACGGAAAGAAAAATCCTGGAGCTTCAAAGTTTTGGTTAGAATACTGGAGGAAAAAAAGAGAAACACATGGTTCCGTTGAATGAATACCATATTCTTCGCATAATAAAAAATGCGTTCGAATCATTGAAGACTTCAGGAAGCGATTTCGACAATACATTTACGTATTTATTCGATGCTCTTGATTTAGATGATAATGAGCGAAACACTTTCAAAGACATTATCATAAACGATAAGATTCAGTATTATACGTCTTATTCTAATCTATCGACGGTTTTGCCGGTTATTACATGCGTCGTAGACCAAGAAACCATTTTAGAATCAGGGCAAGGTCTCGGCGGCTATTTGGGCGAAACGACAGTTGAAGATGACGGTGTCGCGGGTGAAGAATACGGAACGATTATGCAGGGCGTTTATAGCATAAACATTTTGGGAAAACAGATTCTCTTGGTTCGTCTATTGGGCTCTCTTGTTAGATTTATTCTTCAGCAGTACTCGATTACGCACGATGACATGGCCGATTTAGACATAAATACTGATAGATTTTCGCCCGATGCTGAGTACTTTCCTAACGATGTTTATCACATTCATCTTATCGTTAGATTCAAGTATGTCGAAAGCTGGCCTGAAATCTTTGGTGAGATTTCACAGATTATCCTCACTGGAAACTGCTTTGATGGAAACGAAACAATTGTTCCCACAGAGGAATAATTGATACAGAGTCACTAATTTACACAACAGAAATACACATCTAAGGCATAAAATGGGATTTATTTATCAAATAAGGAATTTAGAAAATAACAAGATTTACGTAGGAAGCGCAGTTGACTTTACTAGAAGAACAAGTTGGCATAAATGTAGATTGAATAAAAATAAACACTATAATGATTATCTGCAACGTGCTTGGAATAAGTATGGCGAAGAAAATTTCAAGTTTGAAATCATAGAAGTATTAGATAAATCTTGTCTAATTGAAAGAGAACAACATTATCTAGATACTTTGAAGCCGGAATACAATGTATCGACTTCTGCAACAGGTGGGAATTTAGGGCCAGAAGTCGGAAGAAAGCTAAGTATTCTCAAAAGGGGAAATAGGAATAATCTTGGAAAGAAGTTTTCAGAAGAGCATAAGAGAAAAATTGGCGAAGCTAATAAAGGAAAAAGATTGGGAATGAAAGCCTCTGAAGAGACGAAAAGAAAGATGTCAGAATCGGGTAAAAGAAGGAAACATTTTCCTTTGTCTGAGGAAATAAGACAAAAGATAGGCTTGTCTCTCGTGGGCAATGTTCCATGGAATAAAGGAAAAACGGGAGTTTATTCTAAAGAAACCTTAGAAAAAATCTCTAACACTCAAAAGCTTAGGTTATCAAAGAATAAGGAGAAAATAAATGGGGATTTTTCATAACGGACGGTATTATATAAAACCAGCGGTCTTGACTTATGTTGACGACACTGCGTTGACACCTGTTGGTCTTGTTGGAGCTAACGTAATAGGTATGATGGGTCCAGCAAAGGATGGTATTCCTAATCAGGCATACCTCTTGGCATCGCTTTCTGACGCAACAGACATCTTCGGTGAGGGTCCTCTAGTTGATGGCGTTGCGATGGCATTCAATGGAGGTGCTCAATACATTTGGGCTACTAGAGTAGGTGGAACGTATGACGGAACAACTCATGCATTCACAACTCCTCCGGCTCAGGCTGTTTACGCAACATCTGACACTCCTAACTGTCCATTTTCTCTTCTTTCAAATGCGTATGGTTCACATGCAAATGGAATCCAGGTAATCACCAACAAGAACGCCACTAAGGGAATCGATGTAACGGTCGAAGCTCAGGGAAACGAAATCGTAGGAACGCAGGTTTACTATGATGTTCTAAAGATAGTCAATGGTGGATCTGCGGAGCTCTCTATAGCTATTACTCAGGTATCTACGGCT